TATGACTGGACTGGTACAGGTTTCGCAGCTGATTCTACAGCAGTAGCAGCAGGTGCTTACACAAAGAACACTTGGTATCAAACTTTGGGTATCAAATTACAGAAAATCTCTAACAAGATTCACCAATTAACTATGAGAGGTGGTGCAAACTTTATCGTTGTATCTCCAAACGTAGCTACAATTCTTGAATCAATGAACGGATTCTCTGCAAACCCAGGTAAAGATGCTTTACAGTTCGCAGCAGGTGTAACTAACATCGGTTCTATCTCTAACAGATATGATGTTTACAAAAACCCATATATGACAGAGAACGTAATCTTATTAGGTTTCAAAGGTTCTAACTTCTTCGAAACAGGAGCAGTTTACGCACCATATGTACCATTGATTATGACTCCATTAGTTTATGACCCAACTAACTTCACTCCGAGAAGAGGTGTTATGACTAGATACGCTAAGAAAATCGTAAGACCAGAGTTTTACGGTAAGATTATCGTTGATGGTTTAGAAGCTCTCTAATTGAGTAATTAGTTAAGTTTTAAACTTAAAATATAAAAGAGGGGTGAGAAATCACTCCTCTTTTTTTATTTCTATATTTATAGTAGTATAACTCTATAAATTTTAGTAAATGTCATATAACAATTATTGGTCAGGTTCATCAGCATCACAATTTTCCGCATCAGTAGCTTTATCACAAGCGACTCCTTTTGGACTTTATGATTCCGATGCTGATTTTAGAAGCGATGCACCTAAAACTGCAACGTGGGTTGCAAAAAGATTGGGATATCCAATTGTTAATATTGAATTGGATAATGAGCAAATTTGGGCATGTTTTGAAGAAGCAGTTTCTGAATATTCATCTCAAGTAAATCAATTTAATCTTCGAAATAACCTTGATATTCTTAAAGGACAACCAAAAGGTAAAGTATCAAATTATTCTCAAACACTTGTAGAAGGTTCATTCCTCCCAACCGCAGTTCGTATGTCCCAACAATATGGAACATTGGCAGGAGTTGGTGGGGCTACGGAAATAAGAAAGGCATATATAGAACTTACTGAATCCGTACAAAGATATAATTTAATGTCAAGTTCAATCGATTTAGAACAAAACAAAAATTTTGCAAATATATTCAGCGGAAGTTCTACAATTGATGTTGTAAGAGTATATCATGAAGCAATTCCGGCTATCACTCGTTTCTTTGACCCATATTCAGTAGGAGCTCAGGGCACATTAAATTTAATTTCTGAATTAGGATTTGGTAATTATTCTCCATCTGCACAATTCTTAATGATGCCTTTATATGAGGATGTATTAAGAATGCAACATATAGAATTTAATGACCATATTAGAAAATCACATCATACATTCAATATTGTAGATAATAAAATCGAAATATTTCCTGTACCAACACAAGGGTCACCAGCGAAAATATACTTTGACTATATGAGTAGAGATGAATTTGAGCATGATTCACAAACTATTCAGCCTGATTCGCTTTCAGATTATTCTGATATTCCATATGATTTTATTCAATATTCAAATATAAATGATGTTGGTAAGCAGTGGATTAGAAAATATACACTTGCACTTTCTAAAGAACTTTTAGGAGCAATTAGAGAAAAATATAATTCAGTTCCAATACCAGATGGAGAAGTATCATTGGATGGTGCAGCATTGAGAGCAGAGGCACAAGTTGAAAAGGATGCGCTCATAACACAATTAAGAGAAAACCTTGAGGAATTAAGTAGAATCAAAGTGATGGAAAATAAAGCACACGAAGCAGACCATCAGCAAGAAATGTTAAGAAAAGTTCCTTTAAAATTATATGTAGGATAATATGCCAAAGTTTTTAGTAGGTAGAGATATACAATTTTTAAGAAATGTTGCCAGAGAATTAGTTGAAAAGGTAATTGAAGAAACTTGCGTTTTATATAAAATTAATATAAATGAAACAAAAGTTAATATTTACGGTGAGGCAATGAATAAAACTTGGCACAGAGGTGTTGAGTTGTATGTTTTAATTAATAAAGAGCCTGAATCAATACAATATGAAGGATTTGGTCCAGATACAAATCAAAATTTAGAGTTTCGCTTTGATAGAGAACATTGTAGAGAAAGAAACGCATATCCTGAAATTGGTGATGTTATTTATTTTAATGATTCTTATTATGAAATAGATAATACAAATGAAATACAATTTGTTGGTGGATTACCAGGAACGGAAGAGGATAGAAGAAATTGGAGTATCATATGTACCACATTTATGGTATCTAAATCCAATCTTAATATTGAAGAAAGAATAAACTAATAATAAATGTCAGTAAATCCATTAAGACCCGACCTTAATAGGGGTAAAGAAATAAAATCTGAAAAAAATGACCTTAAAAAAAGTGTAACGCTATTTGATATAGATTATGCTATGATGTCATATTTGGAAGATACCGTTTTACCGACATTGAAAGATGGAAAAGGTGTTGCAGTAAAAATCCCTGTTGTATATGGCAATTCAGAAAGATGGAATGGTGCAAGAAGGCAAGGAGTTTTCAGAGATGGTAAAGGTAAAATACAATTACCAATACTAATGATTCGTAGAACATCAATTGCAAAAGATGAAACTATGTCAATGCCAAATCGACACATTTCATATCCTGCAATTACTAAATGGTCAAAAGATAATAGGTATGACCGTTTTACTGCATTGGGTGGTAGTGTAAAACCAAAGTATGAAATTTTCCGAATTGCAATGCCGGATTATGTGGAGGTTAATTACGATTGTATGTGTTGGACTTCCTATACCGAACAATTAAATGAAGTAATTGAACAATTAAATTTCGCATCATCATATTGGGGAGATAAAGAAAAATTTAAATTTCGTACATCTGTAAATGAATTCAATGTTGTAAATGAAGTTGGTGAGGGAACGGAAAGAATTAATAGAGTAGAATTTTCATTGAATGTAAAGGCTTACTTATTACCAGAAAAATTTGATGGAGAATTAACTACTAGAAAGTCAATGTCTACAAAAAGAATTGTGGTTGCGACCGAAGTGGATGTTACGAGTGGTAGTGGTAGATTGGAAGGATTCCTTACCACACCATCTCCATACTACGATAATAAAGACCTTATTGATTTTTTATCTATCAATGGTAGTAAAGTACAAAATCCTGTAGCAAATAATACAATCACATTTACAGGAATTAAACCCATTAAAACACCGCCATCACTAACATCAGTAGTTACAAGTGGAATTACAATAGGTTCGGATTCATATGATATTAAAGTTTATATAAATGGTACTAGATATTATTTTACAACTCATTTTTTAGTTGCAATGTCATCTAATTCATTGACTATAAATTTTAATTCTGGAAATTTAGGATTTACAGTTGATAGTGGTGATGAAATTTCTATAACAGGTAAATTTATAGATGTATAATGAAAAGAACACTTTTAGATATAACCCAAAAGATAAGTAGAAAATTTGGTGATCCTGAATTAACTCCAAAGGATTTAAACCATCCTACATATTGGATTTGGGAAGCAAAAGGTTGGAAATTTGTGGATGTTTTGAGAGAAGTGGAAAATAGAATAAATCAAGATAGAATAAGAGTTATTATAAATACACAATATATTTCAGCTAGAGATTATATAGTAGAACAGGGACAAGATGGCCTTATTTTTAAATTTATAAAAAATCGTTTTGGATTTAATTTAGATGATGATGATTATATAGAAGTAACCGGAGATATAGAACAATATGCTTAAACAATTTAACTCAAATGCCAGAAAATTAAATAGGGTTATTTCAAAAGTAAATCCTAATAATTTAAATGATGATTTATACATCACAGGCAGCTTATTGAATATAGAATTACCAGCATCTACATCATTTCAATCTCATACCAAATCAAATCCAAATCCTACAAAATTAGTAAATAATAAAAATAAAATAGAAGCATTTCATAATGAAATTTTACAATTTAGTGGAAAAACAATTAGAAAAGGAATTGATACGTTTGATAACACAGGATTTGGAACACTAACAATTTATAGTTCATCATTGGATTACGGAACAGAAGGAGCATCTCCAGAAAATTTTGAAATATTAGTTTATGGATTGCATTTACCTGGTCACTATACAATTAAAGAACAAAACGGAAATATTGTAATAACTTTATTAGATAATTACATAGATTATGATTCCGTAACTGTTAATGATATTTATGTTATAGGAAAATTTAAATAAATGGCAAACTTAATTAGATTAAAACAAATAGAAAGTTCATCAGCATTATCAACTGCAGCAGTGGTAGGAGCAGATACGGCATCAGTTATTAATAATGTTGTTAGTGAATCTGCTGCAAATATTCTTTCGGCATCAATTATAAATGTAGTTGTTAATAATATAGCAGCAGTATTTCCAGATGGAGTAATATCAGGTTCTGCACAATTGGATGGTTCGACAATAAAAAATCTTACAATTTCAACTGAAAATGCTGATAGATATTCTTTAGTTGTTAGTGGTGCGATGGCAGTTGTGGATGCTACAAACCTATCCGGAACGGATGATTTTGAAAATGATACAATCGTTCCAGGTCAAATTTATTTAGTTACAGGTAGTGTACCACCATCGGACCCTTACGTTAGTGGAAGTGCACAATCAAATATAATAGACCAGGGAGAATGGTAATCCGAAAAAAATTTATATTTATAGATTGAATAACTATAATCAACGGAGAATAACTTAAAATATGGCGCAAATAATTAAACACAGACGTGGTAGTTTAGAAGCACTATCAGCAGTCACTGCCTCACTATCAAAGGGTGAGATAATAATAGCATCGGGTTCAAGTAACCTATCAGTAAGTAATGGTTCATCCATCGTATTTGCTGTTCCTGAAAATGGACAGGTACAAGCGGTAAACAGATTTCTTATAGGAGATAATGCACCGAATGTATTTTCAGCAGGTACATATAATGGAATGCTTAAAGGTGTTCCTTACTATGCTAGTGGAAGTGCAACTCTTTATTTATTAGGAGAAGGAAGTAATGATGTTCCAAATTTAATAGGTAACATTCAACCTTTCTCTCAATCCGTTGATAGTAGATTAGATGCTGTTGAATCACAAATTGGTGGTGGAGGTGGAGGTTCATTGAGTTCAAGAGTTGTCGGATTAGAATCTTTTACAGGTTCATACGCAACTACTGGTTCGAATACATTTGTAGCATCACAAACCATACAAGGTAATGTTGTATTAGCAAATGGTGGACAGATACAAATCCACAGCAATACCGAAGCTACATTATTTGGTATGTACGATGGTTCAGCAATTCAGGGTGCATACTTCCAATTATGGGGTAATAATCATGCATCGACTACTCAAAGAGGTACTGCAGAATTTGTTTATGATACAAGAAATAATGGTGGTGAATTTAGAGTAGTTTCTTTCGATGGTAGTAATTTTGTAAAAAGATTTATTGTAAATAGAGATGGTAATACAAATGTTACTGGTTCTTTATTTGTAAGTGGTGAAATTAGTGGTTCTACTTTAAATGGTATTGGTAATGTTGCGGCATTCTCCCAATCCGTTGATAGTAGATTAGATGCAATTGAAAATACAAACGCAACGCAAGCAACTACCGGTTCTAATATATTCTACGGAACACAAACTATTACCGGTTCATTGTTTATTACTGATAATTTAGTAGTACAAGGTTCATCATCTTTACAAAATATCACCGCATCCGCAGTTGATATTGGTACAAACATAGTTACTCTTAATACAGCGGCACCATCGGTTAGATTTGGTGGTATAAGTGTACAAGATTCTGGTTCATTTGCAGGTGTAAGTGGTTCATTAATTTGGGATTCATTTAAAAACCATTGGTTGTATGTTCAACCATCTGGTAGTAATGAAGGATACAATTCTGCTATTCTTATAGCAGGTCCAATGAACACCGGAACAATTGGTGATGAAGCTGGTATAACTTCCGGCTCAATTCAAGTTGCTTTAGGTGAAAATCATATTGGTGATTCGATTATCACTCAAAATGTAGGTGCAACTAAAATAACTATTGCCGGAGGATTGGATGTAAATGGTGCAATTAGCGCATCATCCATAACTGGTATTGGTAATGTAGCAGTATTCTCTCAATCCGTTGATAGTAGATTAGATACAATTGAAACATCACTTGGTGGTGGAGGCTCTATCGGAGCAAGAGTATCAGCACTTGAAGTGTTTAGTGGTTCACAAGAACAAAAAGACATAATAATTTCAGCGTATACTGCATCAATGAATGCATTTACGGCATCACAATTGCAAAAAGATTCTACACTTCAAACATATACAGCAAGTTTAGATTTAACAATAGCAAGATTAAAAGAATCAACTGCAAGTTTAAATCTTTACACACAATCACAAAATGCAAAAAATAGTACATTAGCACTTTATACGGCATCTGTTGATTCTAAATTTGAAGCAGTTGCAGCATCATCCGCGTCCCTAAATAGTTTTAGTGCTTCAGCATTAACTAGATTTACAAGAATTGAGGAAAGTACAGCATCTATAAATTTATTTACACAATCTGCAAATAATAGATTAACAACTTTAGAAGGAGCAGGAACAATTCAAGGGGTTGGTACAGGTAATACCGTAACATTTGCAGCTTTATCAACAACACACGACTTAACAGTCGGTGGTGATTTAGTAGTACAAGGTAATACTGTAACATTAAATACTAATACTTTAGTAGTTGAAGATAAAACAATTCAATTAGCTAGTGGTTCTACAAACGCAGCAACAGCAAATGGTGCCGGTATTGAAGTTTTAGGAGCAAACGCAACATTTACTTACGATTCTACACCAAATGCGTGGACTGCAAATATTCCTATTTCAGCATCCGCAGTAACCGCATCCGTTAATGTTCCTGGTTTTGGTTCTTCAAAAAGATTAGCATTTAGAACAACAAATGGTAATTTAGATTTCATAACAGCACCTACAACGGCAGGGGATATTGCACAATGGGATGGTACTAATTTTGTAATGAGTAATGTGATTGATGGTGGTACGTTCTAATTAAAAATAAATAAAATATTAAAGACCCTTCTTCGGAGGGGTTTTTTATTTTATATAGTATATTTATTGAAGTAGTATATACTACGTTGTTGTTATATAACCATAGAGAATAGACTAAATATGTCACAAACAATCGTACTGAAGCGTTCTGCGCT